CCCTTCACCTCAACGCCGCCACCGCGCTTCATGCAGGACATGCCGCCCTTAGCCATCTTCTTCATGCCTTTGGCTTCCTCCTTCTCATGTTTCATCATGAATTTCGGAGCGCCCTTCTTCCGCATGAACGCCATTTCCTTCTTCACCATTTCCTTGGATTCGCCAACTTTACCGCCAGCAGCGTATTTTTTCGCTTTAGGCATTTCTTTCGGAGTGGTCTTCCGCATGATTTCTTCTTTGGTAAGACCGTCTTTCATCTCTTTGTCGGTAAAAGTGCCGCCTTTACGAGACTTTAAAAACGGATCTGCGCCAACATTGTAGTTGGAGAAAACATCCCCGGAAGCAAATGATCGTTTATCGGTTTTCCCGCCAGCAGCAAACTTTTTCATTTTCGATTTCCCAGCTTCGCTCATCGCGATAGCCATTGCCTGTTTACGATTAGTGACCTTCTGTCCACTGCTGGACTTCAATGCGCCGCTATTGAACTCGCCCATAACCTTGCCGACTTTACCGCCTTTTTTATACCCGCGAGTACTAGCAGCGTTGTAAATGTCTGAAGCGCGTCTAGAGAGTTTTTCACCCATTTCTTTTGTGGGGGTAACCACTTTACCGGGGATGGTTCCCGCAGCGCCTTTTAAAAGTTCTTTTGCAGTCATCCCCTCAAATGCCCCCACTGCTGTAGGAGCGCCAGCAACAGTAGCCATCATAGTTCCCGTGGCTTCCAGATCTTTCATCCGGCTTTCTTTGCGGTATTGATTCGTCAAAGAACCTTCCTTGCCAGCTTCGCGAGAAGCCATGTTCTTTGATTCTTCAGCGGAATACCTGCGCGGAGGGATTTTGCCCAGTTCACGGGGGGAAGTACGCGCAGAAAGATCTTGCAATGCTTTCCGAGTGCCGTCTTCTGGCGCGGAATCAGAGGAGTCAGAAGAAAAATTCCGAGTCCCAGTCTGGCCCACCTTGGTACGCGGCTTATCGCGTTCTGCTCTAAACTTCGCCGTATCCGCAGGGGAGTCATACATAGCACGACGGTTTTCACCCTTGAGATTAGTGGTGTACTCTTTAGTAGCCCCGTCCTTACCCTTAAATTTGAATTTAAGATCGCCGCGTTTACGGGCAGCGTTAAACGCTTTACCAAATTCAGACATAGCCATTTCTATTTCCTAACAATTCCATGCCCGAAGGCTTTTGTTGATCCTGCTATTAGGGTCGCTGGCGGTTTTCTTACTTACGAAGAAACCCTGATTCTGCCAACGATTTTGCCTTCTGTTCTAAGTTGCACTATTTTATTTTGTGCAGATTTTTGCATTGCAGCGTTTCTTTCCGTATTTACTATACAAGGATGAAGTTTCCCATGCTCTTTAGCGGAAAGAATGCGAAGGTTACTGTAATGGTTGTTGCTGTGATTCCCATCAATATGGTCTACATGGCAACCGTCAAAAAGTTCGCCTATAAATGCTTGCGCCACAAGGCGGTGTACTAAAAACGCTTTACACCTAACTTCTCGGGGGGAACCATCACGAAGACGGATTTCCATATACGGCAAAGTACGACCATTTAAAGACCGTTTTTTCTGTGATTGACGCATGATTTTTTCTGGTACAGGAACCATACACCCAGATTTTCCGCGTCGAAATCTTTGGATAGATTTTACTCTACCATGACTGCTTATTTCGTAATGGCCTTCATACCCATGAATAGGCACCCAGCGTTCTTCTAACATTCCCACGCTCTCCGCGCTTTATTCAATCTGCTTTCTGGATTTTTAGCTGCTTTGGGGAACATCTTAGCCTGCCCTGCGGATCTAGCGCAAAATGATTTGCGCCGTTTTGCATCTTTTTCAGTCTTGGGATGCGGAGCAGGCGGCTTCAACCCCGGCTTACCGGGATTGGCTTTGTTGTAGGACGCACGGCCTTTGGCGTTCAATCCGCCCGATTCGGCCTTGCCTTCTTTACGAGTCCATGCGGGTGATTTAGCCATGAAAAATGGTACATCCACCAATTTGGGTCAACGTGACGTACATATTGGTATCACACAAAATCCCTTCGCCGGGGATAGCGACATAGAACGAGTTGACGTTGGTGTTCGACGGTACGTCGATTTCGCACACAACAGCGCCCGTAGCTCCGTTGTTACGGATCTTGACGCTACCCGTCTGACTCGCAATACCCACCACCACCACGCCTTTTAAGCGCGACCGCCCATTAAACACCACACTGGTAGTAGCCGTAGTAGTCGTGTTGTAATGGACGGACTTAACATCTGATTGAACAGCCATATTGGCTTGCTCCTAATTAGGCCGTGAACGCGCCGTTGTCAGACACGATATACTGGATATAACCAGAAACCGTGCTCGCGCTGCCAGCCGTACCCGTACCCGTACCGCCCGTGATGTACACAAGCTCGGACGAAGAAGCGACCGCGCCCATCGAAGTGCCAGTAGAAGCAGAAGCCCAGTTAAGCACCAACTTGGCAGTGGCAGCAGACTGGTTGACGATGAGGCCGCTGTTAGATGCAGTGCCAGTGGTGTTTCCCGTGAAACCAATGTTGAACGTCGGGGAAGTGCCGCCGGTCGTAGTCGCATTGGCAAAAATCGCCAGAACAATGGCATTCTGCGGCAGGATAACCCGCGCAGTGTTAGTCGAAGATTTCTGAACGGCGGTGCCAGCGACGGAAATCGGGCTGAAATAGAACGCCGCAGACATGATCATCTGACCGGCATACGCGGTCTTGGTCTGGTCGCCGCCGCTGGAGCGCCAAATAGCAAGGGTAGTAGAAGTAGCCATTAAATTGTCCTCACATGCGAGTTCAGTGTAACCATCTGCATGTTGTCAGCCGGGGCGGCTGTTGGTTACACCGGGAAGCCCCGGATTAAGAATTCATATACCACAGAGACACACAAAAGAAAAGGGGCCGAAGCCCCTTTCCTCAAACCAAGTTAATTGGTTTTTAGGCAGCAGCGCCGGGAGAACCGAAGATGCCAAGCGGGTCAGACACGCCGAACGAATAACGTTCGCGGGCCTTGTAACGCACGTTACCCGTGTCGAAATCTCCATCCATTCCGGTAGACATCGGGGTACGCACGAAGTGCTTGAGACCATTCGGAACGTCGGTGGTCAAGAACCAAGCGTTGGTGTCGGTCAGCCAGTGGTTGACCGTGTAGCCGCCGGGAATCGAACCGTTGTTCTTCAGCGCGTTGATGTCGTTGTCATTGGTGCCAACACGCAGCTCGGTTTCGAGCAGGCGGGTCGCGACAAACATCAGGGACGGCGGAACAATCAACTTCTTCGGCTTCGCAGCGATAAGCAGACCACGTTCGTCAGTCCAAGCAGCAATCTGAATGACCGCAGCTTCAAGCGACGTTTCGTTAAGGTCAGAAGCAGTGCTAGGCGTGTTGCTGTTGGTGCCACCAGAAACCAGCGGATGCACGGTACTGAAGAGCGGCTGGCCGTCACCGTAGGTGACCGCGCCGTTGAAGCCCTGATTCAACACGTTGGCAGCTTTCACCTGTTTGGTGTAAGCCATCGCACGGGCCAGCGCTTTCGTGTAGCGGCTGGACAGCGAGTCGTAGAGGTTATCTTCGACAGCTTCTTCCGTGATCGAAAAGCCCATCGCAATGGTTTCGTGGTTGTAACGAGCAGTCCAAGCTTCCTGCGCGTTATCATACGCGATCGCCTGACCTTCGTTCTTCACCGGAGCAGCCGAAAAGCCCGACAGCTTGGTTTCTTCTTCAAAAGAACGCTCGGAAGATTCAGTTTCGTAAATCTCCTTGTGCTCTTCGCCGTAACGGTTGTACTCAAGACCAAACAGGGCGTTAAGACCCGGAAGGAGTTCTTTTAATAGTTGAGCGCGTGAAATTGCCATTTAAGTTACTCCTTAAGCAATCTGGGTCGCGTTGTAGTACGAATGGTAGCCAAAGTTAAACTTGACCAACATTTCCGGGTGCCCAACGAACGCAACAGTGGAACCACTGGCAGCAGTGATGCTGGCCGAAACCGTCACCGCCGTAGCACTAGTAACCGCAGTCACATAGGTATTGAAGCCCGAACCGCCAGCACCAGCCGTGTAAGCCGGGATGACCACTTGCATACCGGGGAATACACCCGCAGTAGAAGCAACCGTCAACGCGGTCGAAGACGCACCGGCAGTAAGCGCGGTCGTCACGGTAACCGCCGATTCCGGCACAAGGCCAACGATTCGCATCGCGGCGGCAGTCGAGTTGTCCTTACGGACGTTACCCGCGCCATTGCTCGCGCCAGCAGTGTTACCAACGATACCGCCAGTGGAGTTACCCGTCGAAGTGCTGCCCACATTCGCGCCCACATAATAGGCGTTGGTGCCGACAAACGCTTCGGACATATAGCCAATGGTGGAAAGCGCGGTAGCGGTGTTGGTCGAAGCAGCAGGCATCGACAGGACAGCGACTTGGAAAACCGTATCCGGGTCATCCGCAACATACGCAACAGCGTCCTGCGCCAGAGTACCAGCAGGCCAATACTGGGCACGCTGCTTACCAAAGAGCGGGCCGCTCGGCGGCGAGTATTCGCAACCAAGGAACACGCCAGTAGTGCCGGGGACAACAGTCTGCGCAGCCTGCGAAGTGGTGCCGATAGCAAGCGACGAAATAATCACCGTGCCAGTCGCGGTCAACTGAACGATGTCGCCGTTGAAAATGCCGGTGTTATAGCCGGTAGCGATTGGGATCATACGGGTTGACCCCGCAAAAACCTGACCACCGATCAAATTGATCGGTTTTAGCCCGTAAGGGGCTGAGACAGTAGGATAAGCCATGTTTAGCTCCTAAATTCCTAAGTTATTTAACAAGACCTTTACCAAAAGTAACTTGAGTTTTCTTGTCCTTAAACACCGGCATACGGGGGTCATTTTCCCGCATGAAGTTGTTATCCACAGATGCCGCATTATCTTCGGTGAGTTTCTGATAATGAGCGTTGCGCTGTGAGACAAACTCAGAAGGGGTCTTACACAAGATAAGACCACCGGACTCAATAGAGTCCTTAAACCGACTGTTTGGATCGGCCATTGTAAATGCTTCCGGATGTTCCGAAGCTTTCACGGGTTCCCAACCTTCTCGTAGTTTGGACGAGACGTTGTTTACGTCTGGAGTGCCCAAGGTGCTAACGCGAATCCAGCGGTAGGAGTATCCCGGTTCCTGATTAACTTCAGGAAGCAGCGAAGGCGGTGCCCAACTTTTGGGTCGGGAAGACGCTTCACGGGTATCCATATCACGAGAAATTCTGTTTTCAGCCATTGGTATCACCATTCAATTTAATCATTTCTTTTGCGTATTGCTCTGGGGTCAACCCAAGTTTTCTAGCTAGAGAAACCTGAGTCGCCGTCAACGTGACTTTACGAGGGGCCGTAGAACGCTTTGCGGAAGCCACCACTGTTCCGGGTTTCTTCCGATCATTGCCCTCGAAAGACTCTGGGAATCTACGTCGCATCTCTTTGTCGATACGCGAGTAGTATTCGTCAGAGGTCGGGTCTACGCCTTCACCTACCAAGTCTTCGTGCAAACCAAAAGCCATGCTCGTCATCACACGGTTCTCACCAAACCAAGAGTTACGTTTTTGCCACGCAACTGCTTTTGGATCTGGCTGAGAAGCCGGTTTTTCAACGGGGGCCACAGACCATCCGTCCGTACTAGAGCTATCTACTCCAGTTTTAACGTCTTGTCCAGCATCTTCTTGATAAGTTGGACGATAATTACTGAGCTGTTGAAGATTAAGTTTAGCGGTAAGGAGCTTTTCCTGCGCTTCCGTTACGCGGTCGGAGTCGCCTGAATCATACGCATCCTTGAACTCGCGCTTGGCCGCTTCAAGTTCTTTTTCATACGCATGCTTCGCCGTCCCTACATACGCTTGTTCGCCCGTATGTAAGTTCTTTTTCAGCACCTTGTTCTCTTCGGCGTAGCGTCGAAGTAGTCCCACCGCTTCTTCGCGTTCGCGCAATGCCGCTTCTTTAGCACGGCGTTCGTCGTGCCAAACTTTCTTCAGTTGCTTGGCTTTTTCCTTAGAAAAATTCTCAAGCTCATCATCAGCATCAAGTTCTTTTACAATGTCTTCCGGCATCGGAGCACGGTCTCGGTCTTCCTCCGGGGTGTCGTCCTCAACTTCAATTTCAAAATCGTCTTCCAACTCGGCCACGTTCTTGTCAGTTGCCATGTGTTATCTCCTAACCTCGGTGAATGCCACGCGGGTCTTCCACTACACCCTCGACGCTATCGTCGTTGATGAGACGGAAAGACTTCCCGTGGATGTGAACTCGCGAACCCGAATGCGGGCGAACAAGGATAAAGTCCCCTTCTTGGCAGTAAGGGCCGCTGGGGAACCGTGAGGTATCGGAATAGCAATCCGGCCCCATCTTGACCACGAAAAGCACCGTAGTCATCAATTCCTCGTCCTTAATCGTTTTCTCCGCTTTGAGGAGGCCGCTATCGAACTTTGCTTCGATGTCGGGAATTGCACACAGGATTTTGTAGCCTGTGGGGTTAGGCAATTGTGTTGCCGATTGAACATCTTGGTGCTCATCGCTCATTAATCATTCTCCAAGTTAGTTTTAATATCATCCACATAGCGTTTTACCGCCAACATCCCATGCAAAATTCCGCAAATATATCTGTAATCTGCGTAATCTTTGGCTACTCCGCTGCCCAAATCCTCTTGGACATCGGCAAGGCGTTCATTAATTTTCTCTAAAATTAATTCTATTACGGTCACTTATTACTCTCTTTCTCAGGTTTTTGAGCCTGTTGTTGGGCGGATTGCCGGTTCATGTTCCTACCCGCCACTTCCACCCCAAACTTAACGCCTTCTTGCATCTGCTTAACAGCAAGTTCTTTTTCCTTGAACATATGCTCTTTGTCTTTAAGCGCCTGCTGAGAGTCCAACTTGCCTGCGTCAATCATCAACTTGGCTTTATCAATCTCAATGTCAGCCTGTTGTTTTTGCGCTTTAAGCTGAAGTTCTTGCTTCTTCAGTTCCAGTTCTTCGCGCTGAATGACGTTCAATGGGTCTTGCTGCTCTTGCTGCTGTTGAGCCTGCTGCGCCTCTGCCATGTTCTTCTGCGTCAACTGAGCGGCGGCTTGGGCAATCAGCTTCGACAACTGAACCTCGACATCCGGCGGTAACGGCTCATCCGGCGGCGGCAGCGACACGCCTAACTGTTCCTCAATCTGTTTGCGATACAGGAACCCAACATGCTCCGTCACATGCGCCATGCCCGCAGCCATGATGGCTTGGGCTTGCGGGTTGTTCTGCATCAACTGGGCGATCTTGGGGTCTTGCCCCATTGCCATATGAGTAGCGATATGCGCTTCATGGTCTTGGTGCATGAACGCTTTGACCGGCTTGCCCGCAAGAATGTCCATGTTCTCTGACACAGGGTCTCGCGGCTTCTGGTCTTCTTCAGTCGGAATAATTTTCCCAATGTTCCGCACACCCAACACCTCAAGCATCTGCTTGTGAAGCTCAGGGAGGTCATAGATTTGGGGGGAGTTCTGGGCAAGCTGCATTACCGCTTGCCACTGCGTGACTTTCTGCGCCATCGTCGAGGCATTCGGGTCAGACACGGGGATAACGTCCACCATGTCGTAGTCGGCTTTCTTAGCCTTCCTGTCACCTTTTTCCGGCTCGTAGTCGTACTCGTCAGGAGTGAAATCCCGGATGATGGAGGCGAGGAGGCGCAACTCTCTCTTCATCGCGTAATGCACACGGCTGTGAACGCTCGACATCACTTTCAGACTGCGCTCAAGGATAGCCAGCGTGGTGCCTACCGGAGACTGCGCGGACATGTCGGAGGCATTGAGGTCGGTGGTGCTGGCAAACTTCCGCCCTTCTTCCACGATGTTCTGCATTAATTGGAAGAGGACTTGCGACGGCTCCTTGTACGGGAGCGTCATGATGTTGTCCTTGATGGTGCCAGACGCAACGTCTACATCACGGAATTCACCGGGGGAGATGGGAGTGTCATCTCCTTTGATCCGCATCCCTCGGGTCTTAAATCCGCCGGGGAGGTTGGATAGTGTGCCCGCGTCCACAAGCTGGCGAATAAGGGACGTACCAGACTTGGCAAAACTACCCAGCAGGTGAACCAAACCAAAAGCATAAAAGCCAAAACCGGGAATATAGGGATAATGAACAAAGTGCTCGCGCTTAAGTTTCTTTTCATCGTCAGGTGCCCAGTTGCGATAAATAGCTAGGACGGTTTCAGTGCTTTTCTCAATAGTGACAACGTAGGGCAGTGCAATACCGCCCATCTCAGTCTCCTCATCCCCCGCTTCAGAATCTTTCTCGTCGTACTCCGACAAGTCGAGGTCAACGTGCATCTCAAGAATCTTAAACCTATCATCGCTCGTCGCACTAAAGCCCATGTTCTCCGCGATCTTTTTCTCCACTTCATCAAGGTTGCCCTTGCGCGGTTCACCAAGGTCAACGTCCCGGTAGAACCCGTTCGCTTGCAGCTTGATCACCTCGTTCTTGGACTTCCGCATCACATGCGTAACGCGCTCGGCAGTGTCGAGGTTAGACGCACCGTAGGGCACGATAAGATCTTCCGCCGGGACGTAGAGGGAGATTTGCCGTTCGATTGCTGGGTCGTAATACACCTTTTTAAACGCATTACCGCTCAAGCCCAGACCCCACAACATCCGCTCATGCTCGGGGCGATATTCCGTCATCACCTCCGTCAACTGAAAGTTCATATCCGCCGCGACATTAACCGACGCCTGCTTCTTCTCCGGCGTCTCTTTCCCAATGATGGTCGTCTTCACCGGCCCACTCGGCGGGAACGTCTCCATGATGGTCTCGGCTTGGAACTTGACTAAGGCTTCGCTGAGGAGGGGGTGGAACACGCCGCACGCACCACTCCACGGCTCAGTCCGCTGCTCAATCTTCAACCCAAGCAATTCCAACCCGTCGATGTAGGTCTGCAACCAGTCTTTGCGCGAGGCGGTGTCACCGTCAAAAGACTCAAGTAAGTCGCCCGCAAGGGTAGCAAGGGTGCCGTCGTCTATGTCCTCCGCGAGGTTCTTATAGAACTCTTCGACCTCAGGGTCTTCCTCGTCGATCATGGGTTCCCCAAGAAGCTCAGCAAGGGCAAACTCCGCACCGGACTCGGGGTCGTTCTCGTCTCCCGGCAGGGTGGAACCGTCGTCTACGATCTCAACTTGGATTTCTTCGTCCATCCCGTCGTCAATCCCGTCGTCAATCCCGTTGTCCATCTCGTCACCCATTTTGTTTTCCTCTTAGCACGGTCGTGCTAATTAATAGTACGGTTTCCGGTTTGGATTGCGATACCGCATCGAAATCTCTTCCTCCGGCTCATCTAGTGTAGTCCTAATATACCCACCCTGACGGAACCGCATCAAAGCCATCGACACCGAGTCAACGTAGTCGTCGTGGTCGCCCGCAGGGAATGACGCTACTTCCTCAATAACCTCTTCCGCCCACCGCGTCTCCGGCACCCATACTCTACCAGATGCAAATATATCCGACACCGCATTAAGTCGGGATATCTTATCGTTGCCTTTAGTCGGCGTGAACTCCTGCACGGGGATACCCATAGCGCGAAGCTCGTAAATAAGTGGAGCGCCAGATGCTTTTTTCTCAATAATAACCCCATCAGGCTCCCAAGACCTATACTGGTCTACCACCACTCGTTTTAACTCCGGGAACTCCATCCGGTCTCGGAATGCGTTGAGGAGTATTATGTGTGCTTGGGGTTTCCCTCGGTCAGCTTTACTAACCTCCCAATCGCTTCCATCATCATCCAAATAAAACACGCCCCAAGTGGTGCAGGCGGAATAGTCGGCACGGTTATTCTTCTCAAATGCCGTATCCCACGACATAAGGACAAATTCACAATCAGGAGGCGTTTCATCCTCCCAAACTTTCCACCACTCTCTCTTAATAATAGCCGACGCTTCACTCGTAGGGTCTTGCATGTACTGCGCCATCCACTTAGCGTGAGGCAACTCTTGCCGCAGTACCGTTAACTCTTCAAACGGCCAAAACTCGGGCCATAGCGGGTTGCCGCTAGGCATAATGGCCGGAAAGTCAATGACCTCCCACTCCTCTCCCTCACGCATCGCCGCCGCTTTTAACACTTGCGCTGTTAAATCCCGCTTAGACCAGCGTGTCATTACAATGACTATAGCTCCACCGGGCTGTAACCGCTGCCTTGGCCCCGAGGTGTACCACTCATACGTCTTGTCATACACCTCGGGGTTGGTTTCAGCAATGGTGGCTTCCTGTTCTGAGTGCGGATCGTCAATGATTAATAGATCTGCACCCTTACCCGTCACCGCGCCGCCGACACCGATAGCGAAATAGTCGCCGCCCTTGCTGGTGTTCCACCGCCCAGCCGCTTTTGAGTCCACTTGGAGCACGGTTTCGGGAAAAATTGACCTGTAGCCCTCTTCGTCCACCAAATTTCGGACTTTTCGACCAAAATTTACTGCCAATTCGGCAGTGTGCGACGTTTGGATGACCTTTTTCTCGGGGAATTTACCCAAAAACCACGCCGGGAGGAGGTATGAAGCAAACTCGGACTTGGTGTTGTGAGTTACAAGGTGCCCACGCCCCGCAACAAACAAACCGTCCTCATTAGCAACTTGTAGGCACTGAGTAGACTCAATTCTGCCTGTCGGTTCTATGGAAATAGTCCTAGCCCAGTTTCCCTCTAATGCTTTGCATCTCTCTGCTTTTCTTGGGATACGCGCTGCACCAGCGAGTTTAAACATAATGCGATATGACGGCTGGCTGAGCTTGCCTTTGTAGTTGGTCTGCCGGGGTGTAATCCGCGCTTTTACCCCGAGGGAGTGAATAAGGCATAAGACCTGCTCGGTTATCGCTAGATTGGTTTGGTTAAACGTAACCTTGCCTTCTTTGGTGACGTCTCCATCCGTGTCAATAAGTCCTTGCAGGAGCGCCATCCGCTGCGGAACAGACGCGCAGAGGTATTGCTCCGGGATGTGCTTGTTTTTCAAAAGACCAAGCTCTCGCAACTGCTGATGCAGCCCAAGCACGTTGAACTGCTGAAACTTGGGGTTGTGCGTGGTCTGGTATCCACATGCTTCAACCTGTGACCGCATCTGCGACATGTCCGCAAGGGAGCATCCAATCGACGCGCCATGCGAACTCCCGTCGCCGAGCCACACTCCAAACACGTATGGGTCTATTGGAAGAGCCGCGTGGGGGTATTGAAGCGCGGAAAGCGCTGGCAGTTTTGGAGTTTTACTTGTATTCGGATGCTTTTGCTGGCGCTCATACAAATCTTTTGTACTTACGGTTTTGTAATCCGCGTTTACTTCGCACTCAAAACGAACAGCCCACAGGTGGTCTTCTGAGACTGTCAGGGCAGAACCATCCGATGTAGTCACCACGTAGGTCGGCTTTTGATTGATTGGAGATTTTCCTGTAACGAGGACAGGCGTCCCGGTGTTGGAGAAAACATAATCCCCGGCTTGAATATCTTTGATGCGTTTCCAGCCTGAAGTTGTTGGGACTTCCTCCGTAATCGCCAAATCATGCCTTGGAGGCATGTTTATTATTAAGCGTTTTACTTCTCCTCGGGCTACTTTCTCAAACGCACGGGCCATAATCTTGTGGTGTCGCCCCGAGATGAACCCCGGCCACATGCGCTGCACGAACGGAATGAACTCCTTTTGGCACTTCTCCTTACTCTTCACTTCTTCAAGACGGTTTAAGTCATGAAGCAAGCTCCGCTGCTCGGTTTCGGACAAAGTAGGAAGAAGTTTTAAGAGATTTGCTAGCGTCTCTTCATCCAAGTCAAAGTCCAAACTCACTCTTCTAGCTCCTCATCGTCCGTCTCATCCTCCGGCACCTCTTCGTACTCCGCATCCTCAATCACTTCCTCAACCCTACCCTCATCCTTTTTGCTCATCTCCATCAACCGCCCAATCCTCTCTTTGATCGAAGCTTCCAAAGTGGCGGAAGTGGTGTGCGTAACTTTGATTTCGCTCTTCTCGACAAAAAGACCGATATCCGAAATCTTCCCAAGCAGCTCCAAAGCCCGCAACTCCTCCTTAGAGACGCCGCAGTTGGAAATCTGGACAAGTTTATTAGTGATGTACCGCCGCAGTTGGTCAGTGTCCTTAATTACCTGCGCGTCAAACTCCTCTAATATCTGCTTGATATTCGTTATCGCTAAAGAAGCACTAGCCTTTGCACTGGTCGTTAACTTCCTCTCTTTTAACTTCTTATCCTCAAGCTCCGCTATCTCCTGCATCACCTTTAGCTCCTGCCGTTTTTTTGGCAGGAGGTCGTCCACGGTAGCTTTTCCCTGTCTTGTCGGCGCTTTTGCGCGTGTATTTTTTCTTACGCTTGGTTTTGCGTTTGGTTGCGGGTTGGGATTTGTAAGTGGCGGCATTAGTATCTGATTCCAATTTTATAAGAGATTCATAAAGGCTTGTCTTAATGAATGCAATAAGCATTTGCGGGTCTGGAGGGGGTAAGGTATAAGGGTCTTTAAGTTTGCTTACTTTCCCCTTTTCCTTCTCCTTTTTAGCCGCAGTGTCCAGAATCTTGAGCACTGTACCAAATGGGCCAATAAGGGCGGAAGTGGTGATCTTCATCGCTTGAAGCGCAGCCCAACCTTTCGGCCTTTGCCAACCCATGCGCCCTACATTCTCAGGCTTCATATACGACTTACCATCTTTTAAATACTTCCTGCGGTCGTAAGCTCGACGCCACTCCCTATATTCCGGCGTTTGCCGCAGTAACTCCATTCGTTTTTTATTGCGCTCTTTTGCAGCAGCCTTCTGTTCTTCGGTATTACGGGGTCTGGCCATTTTTTTATTTTTTGTTTTGGTCTTAGGTTTGGGGGCTGTTTTGGTTTGAGTTTGGGGGTTGTTTTAATCGATTTCTTCAGTATTTACCACACCCCTAAATAACATAAACCCAAAATTTCAAAAAATACCCCCCACGGGGTACAAAATAGAAAAAGGTATGGGGGGGGGTTCCCCAAAACAAAAAAATACCCCTCCGGGGGTAGGAAATAGAAAAGATAGGGGGTGGGTTGACGTATACGTCAATTAAGCCCCGTGAGGGGGTGTGAAATATATAAATTTGGTTGAGCGGATTGGTATGTAGCAGGGGCGCGGGACTCCTAACGTAGTTTCGGGGGGTGGGGGTCGCCCTGCGCCTTATTGCTGGCGTTTGTTGCTTTTCGCTGTGACAAGCGTATAATTCAAATCGTCCTAGTGACAAACGCTCTTCATACAATTTAATCGGAGTTATCTATACTATGGATATTCAATCCTTAGAGACCTTGGTTCGTGCCTATATCGCTCACGTAGTGGCGGAAGCCACTATCCCGCTCATCCGCCGCATTGAAGAATTGGAAGCGAAAGAGCACGGCGTGAGCGAAACGGTGCGCGAAGAGATTCGCGAAGAGATTCGTGAGGCCGTTGAATCGGAAGTCGAGTCGGAAGTCGAGTCGGAAGTTTGTCGCCAACTGGAGCGCCTTGAGATTCCCGACTCGAACGATATCAGGCGAGCGATACGGGATGAATTGCGGGATGCGACTTTCACGGTCAGCGTCGATATCTAAACAGCAACGCTACCCGGCCATAGTGGCCGGGTAGCACAAGGGAGAAAGATGATGATGGATTACTTGAAGGTTACGGGAATTGTTCTCGTATGTTCTGCCGGAGACAGCATTGTTGAAGGCATTTGTTCTTTTATTGAACGCTTTATTTGAGGGTGTTATGCAAACACTGTTTCGCTTGACCATGATGTTAGGGGTTATCACTTTCGGCGCGCTTACGTTCACTGGCATTGTTGCCAATGTACCGGAGTTTGCCGCACTCGGCCTGATGATACTGGCATTCGTAGTAGCAATGCTCTACGCCACCGAACGCTAAACAGCAACGCCCCGGCGAAAGCCGGGGCAAACCAAGGGAGGCTCCGGCCTCCCTTCTTTTTTAGGGAACTGGCAAGGAAGGGGGCCGAGGCGGGCGGAACTGGTCAGCGCCACAGGCGCGGGCCGTTTGTGCTTGTTGACTTTTGTTGTAA